TACTTACATTGAAGCTCCTACTGATGATACTATTGATATCTATGTAGCAGGTGCTAAAGACTTTGTAATCACAGCCAATACATTTACTGCTGAATCAGGTAGTACGATTGCTGCACAAGCTCTAACAGCTACTACAGGTGCATTTACTGATAATGTTACAATCACAACTGCTGATAACACAGACACCCTTACATTAACATCAACAGATGCTGACGAAAATTCAGGACCAAATTTAAGATTATATAGAAACTCAGCTAATCCAGCAGTTGGAGATAATTTAGGTCAAATAGATTTTGAAGGTCGTAACGATAACTCTCAAGATGTTGTTTACGCAAGCATGATGGCTCGAGCCAGAGATGAAACAGATGGCACTGAGGATGGTGGTTTTCAAATAGACGTAATGCAAGATGGAACTCTTAGAAGTTTAATGAAATATTATTCTGATGGTGCAGCTCAAGAACTGTCTTTCAATGACGATTCAATAGATGTAGACTTCCGAGTAGAGTCTAATGATAATCCTAATATGCTTAAAGTTGATGGTGGCAATAACCGACTTGGTATTGGAGTTTCAAGCGGTAACCCTTCTTATCCTTTTCACCAAGCTGCTACAAACAATGATCTTATAGCCCTTCACCACAATGAAGCAACAAGTGGTAATGTGTTTGGTATGCAGATTGACTTTAGTTCTACTGTAAATGATGCCACAAGTTTTTTTATCAGATGCATGGGTAATGACAGAGGCACTTCTAGATTTAAAGTTGAATCTAATGGCAATGTAGAAAGTGCTACAAATAGTTATGGTTCTACTTCTGATGAAAGAATTAAACAAAATATAACTGATGCTAATTCACAGTGGGATGATATTAAAAATTTAAAAGTTAGAAATTTTAAATTTAAAGATGATGTTAGAACTGAGGATGCAGGAGGTCAAGCAGCTAATACTTATATAGGTTTAGTAGCACAGGAAGTTGAGTCAGTTAGTCCTGGTTTAGTAAAACTAGGACTGCCTAGCCCTTCTGATATTATTTCAAATTCAGCATTTGGAACGCTTTATGAAGATGGAGATACCATTCCTGATGGTAAAAGAATAGGAGAAGTTAAAGAAGTTAAAGAACAAGTTAAATCTGTTTCTTATTCTGTTCTCTATATGAAAGCCATCAAAGCATTACAAGAAGCTATGATTAAGATAGAAGATTTAGAGTCAAGAGTAACAACACTAGAGGGATAAATTATGTTTACACTAGACAACAAAGAATATGACGAAACTAAATTATCTGATAAAGGTAAAGCACTCTATCAAAAACTTATGAAAATAGGTGCTGATAAATTTGATCTAGATATTCTTGCAAACCATTATACAGCTCTTCTACAAGCAGAGTTACCAAAAGAAGAAGAAGAAAATGGAACAGGACAATAGAGAAGCAATTATCCGTATAGAGGGTAAACTAGAACTTATGGATAATAAGTTAAATACTCTGAAAGACAATCATCTTTACCATGTGGAAAAAGATATGCGTCAACTCAAAAACCTTGTATGGTTTATTGGTACTACTGTTTTCTTACAAATGTGTTACTTGATTATTAGAACCCTTATGTAGTATTGCACGTATTGTGTAAATCATATAAAAATCAAGTATGTTTAACAACTCAGTCATACTTGTTATTTCAGATACTCATTGTCCTTATCATCATCCTGATTTACTATCTTTTTTAAAAACAATTAAGAAAAAATACAAACCAGATCGTGTTATACATATTGGGGATGAAGTAGACTCACACGCAATATCATTCCATGACTCGGACCCTGACTTATATAGTGCAGGTGATGAACATCAAGCATCTTTGCCAACTATCCACGCTATGGAAAAACTATTTCCTAAGATGGATCTTATGGATTCTAACCATGGTAGTTTAGTCTATCGTAGACAGAAAGCTAGTGGTCTACCAAGAGCTGCTATGAAGTCTTACAATGACTTTTTAGAAGTTGGACCTGGTTGGAAATGGCATGATGATCTTTTAATTACTATGTCTAATGGACAGCAAGTTTATTTTTGTCATGGTAAAGCTGCCAATGTATTAAAAGTGGCACAACAATATGGTTGCCCTACAGTTCAAGGCCATTATCACAGCTCTTATTCTATACAATACTGGGGTAACCCTAATAGCCTTAACTGGGGTATGCAGGTCGGCTGCCTTATAGATTCAAAATCATTGGCCTTTGAGTATTGCAAAACACAAAAGTCCAGACCAATTATAGGTTGTGGAATAATTATAGATGGATTGCCAAAATTACTACCTATGGTCTTGTCAAAAGGCGGTAGATGGAATAAGGTGTGTCCATGAAAACTTTAGATAGACAAGTAAAGGTGACCATTATAAAAAGTTTATTATACAACCTGCTGAGTTTATCAATATCAACAATCTTCTTTATGCAGAGGGCAATGTTGTGAAGTACGTTTGTCGGCACAAAATGAAGGGCAAAAAGGAAGATATAGAAAAAGCTATACACTACCTCGAAATGATTATAGAAAGAGATTATGAATAACGTGGCACGAATGGAAGTACCAAATAGGATGCGGTCCATCAATGTGCGTCTAGTAATAGACAATCAGCCTATTGTTTCAACTATTGATTATATTGTAAACACAGAGGGTGTTATTCCTGTGGCTATATGGGTAAAAACAAAAAAATCAGAATCTACATTGGATAGAGAGTTACGAAGTTCTGGCAAAGCTGTATCATTATTATTACAATATGGATGTTCTTTAAAAGAAATATCTGAAACATTTACAAGAGATAGCATTATTGGCTCCGCTGTGTGGTATATAAACAAGAATTTAGAAGATATTATTGCAGGCAATCAGCCTGATAAACTACCAAATTTATCAACTCAGCCTACTGGTTACACAATAAAATGAACAAAGTTAAAGAAAGAATTAAGGCCCATGAAGGCTATCGTTTAGAACCCTACCATTGCACTGAAAATTTTTTAACTGGTGGATGGGGTCATAAGATCCTAGATGGCGAAGAAGTGCCTACAACACAAGAAGGATGGTCGGACTTATTTGACAAAGATTTTGAGAAGGCTTTAAACGGTGCAAACAGCCTTATAGAAGAACATTTAGAGAACACTGCATGGGTAGACCTAGAAGATCATAAAAAGAACGTCATACAGGGCATTTTGATCGAAATGTGCTTTCAATTAGGTCAAGCTGGTGTAGGTAAATTTAAAAAGATGTTTCAAGCTTTGGCTGATTGTGATTTTAAAGAGGCAGCAGCACAGATGAGAGACTCAAGATGGAGACAACAAACTCCAGAACGGTGTTTAGAGTTAAGCACTATCATACAAACTATTTAAGGACATATTATGTGGTTATCACTTTTACCTACAGTCTTAAAGACTGGAGCATCTATATTTGCAAATAGACAGAAAGCAAAAGTCTTAATGTCTGATGCTGAACTTTTACACGCACAACGCATGGCCAACGGAGAAGTTGAGTATCAAGCACAAGTTAGACAATCAAATGACAAAGGATGGAAAGACGAGTTTGTTTTAATTTTGGTATCAGCACCTGTGCTTCTTTTAATATGGAGTGTGTTTAGTGATGATCCAAACATACAAGAAAAAATAGATATATTTTTTGATAAGTTTTCAAATTTGCCTTTTTGGTACCAGGCTTTATTTATTGGTATCGTGAGTTCGATATACGGACTCAAGGGAGCAGAGATATTTAAAGGTAAGAAATGATCTGGGTTATAACAGCCATGCTATGGTACCATGACGTTGAGAAAACACAAATGAGTGATTATGTTTTGAAGTCATTTGATACTAAATCTGAATGTTTAAATTATATTTGGGACAATAAGGTAGATATGATTGATCTTTTATATGAAGCACATAAAGAAAAAAACGATAAGAAATTAAGAACATTTGCTTTTTATTGTGAAAATAGATTTGTAGAGTTAGATGAAGTATGAAGTTATCGGACAGCACATCCATCTCTCTCCCTGCTCGTAACCTTTTAGCAATTTTGGCAGCGGTTGCGATTGGCACCATGTCATATTTCTCAGTGATTGAACGCTTAAATAAAATTGAGACTACGTTGCAGTTAATGGAGAAAGACCTAGAAGCTGCTAATACCTTTATTGATTCTGTCCCCAAGGGCGGTATGGTCAGCCCACAAGTTCAAGAGCTTTACATGCTTGTGGAATATCTTGGTGAGAATGTAGACAAGTTAAAAGAACAAATGGAAGCAGAGATACCAATGATACTGAAGAACGACATGGTCATACAATTTCATGAAGAGAGATTGATAGACCTTGAGGAGAGAAAGAATGGAAACCATTAAAGTTGTATTTGCAATACTAATGATACAAAACGGTGCTACAGTAGAAATGGTTCCTACGGAAGGTCTTTCAGATTGTTTAAAACAAAAACGTCTTATCACTAGAAATATTGGAGAAGATCAAGAGGGTATTTATATGCAGTGTAAAGAAGTAAAAGCAGAAGTATATGAAGATATGGGTAGGTTAAAAATTAAAAAGATATATGAATAAAAAATGAAGTATGAAAAAATTAATATTGATTTTACTTTTATGCAGTACGTTTGCATACGGTGATAATGATGTTACAAATACAGGAGCAACAACTAACGATCAAGTAAACAGTTCTGGCAGTAACACTGCTATAACTGGAGGATATTCAAGCTCCTCAAGTACAACGTACCAATCTGGTTCATCTAGTAATACAAACAGCAATTCAACTACCAATAATAATTCTTACACTGGAGATCAAAGGGTTGTACCTAGTGCATCAGCACCAGCAATAAGTTCTATGTCACAAGATTTGTGTACTACTGGTGTTTCTGGAGGCATACAAAAGTTTGGTTTAGGTGCAAGTGTTGGGATTACTAAACGTGATATGAACTGTGAAAGAATGAAACTATCTAAACTTTTATATGATTTTAACATGAAAGTAGCTGCGGTATCTATACTTTGCCAAGACGCTAGAGTGTTTCAAGCTATGGAACACGCAGGCACACCTTGTCCATTCCAAGGAAAAATAGGTGATGCTGCTAGAGATGAATGGAAAAAATACGACAAACAAAGACCAGATTATGAAGAGTATGTGGCTGCATTACGTTATATGGAAAGAGTTGATGACGAAATAGTAGATAATTTAGAAGCAGGGGAAACTAATGAAAAAATTATTACTGATAGCAACGGTAATCCTATTAATCTCAACAACAACTAGATCAGACAATGTTGTTTTAGAAGATACTCCCAATCCAGGAGATACTACTACCATTACAACAATTACCAGTGGTAATCCTGTAACAACTGGAAACTTGCTTTCAGAACAATGGAATGATGGCAGTTGGGAAGGAACTATGTTTCCTGACAGTAGTGACATTAACGAAAATATCTATTTAACTGGTAAAGATGGAAAGTATGCTGAGTCTACAATAAACTCGCAAGGCTTATTAACTGAAGAAGAAATACAAGCTGGTGTTACATCAACATTAACAGCAAAAGT